GAAGAGTTAAGTAAATACGTTAAGTAAATACTAGGAGAAATGAAAAATGGGCGTCTATACTGATATTTTAGCAAATGCTCAGACAATTGATACGGGTAATGCAACTACAGGTCGTAGTCCTGTAGCCGTTCATCGTGTAATTACGAAGAATCTAAAGGAATTAAAAGCTTTACAAGGTGATCCTGATTATCCATCTGGTTACGCGGCTGCGGATGAAGTTCAATCGATTGCGGCATATAACTGTACAGTAACAAGTGGTAAGTTTACACTCACGTTTACTTTACGAGATGGGACTACATTTACAACAGCGAACATTGAATATGATGCAAATGCAGCTACCGTTGAAGCAGCAATCGATGCAGCTGCAAATGCGGCAAACATAACAGATTGGACAGCTAGTGATATTTCTGTTGCATTAACCAGCGATCTCAATGCCGGTGCCGCTGTTTTAACATATGATGGTAGTTCTGTTAATATAGCAAATCACGGTGCTGCAGTAATTAATGATGTTAATCTTGCCGGTGGCTCAGTTGGTGCTGTATCTACAACAAATGAAGGTGTTGCCCCTGTTGATGAAGTACAACAAATTGAGCCTTATGCAGGTACAGTTAATGGTGGCAACTATACACTTACGATTAATGTAGAAGGTGAAGATGCGTTTGATACAGCAAATATTCTATGGAGTTCAGATGCAGCTACTATTGAAGGTATTGTTAATACAGCCGCAACCGGAAATATTACTGACTGGGTAAATGGTGACATTGTTATTACTGGTGGTGATCTTGCTAATGCTGCCATTGTTTTAACGTATAATGGTGCTTCTGTTAATGAAGCTAATCATACACAAGTTGTACTCAATGATATTGATTTAGAAGGTGAGCCAACAGTTGGTGCTGTATCTACAACAAATCAAGGTGCCGCTGGTACTAATGAAGTTCAAGAAATTGCAGTATTTGATGGCTCAGTTGATGGTGGTAATTACACACTTACAATTAATGTAAATGATGAAGCTGCTACAACAGCTAATATTCTATGGAGTTCGACTGCTGCCACTGTTGAAGGTTTGATTGATACAGCCGCGACTGGTAATGTAACTGGCTGGACGAATGGTGACATTTCTGTTTCTGGTGGTGATCTTGCTAATGCTGCTCTTGTTTTAACATATGACGGTAATTCTGTGCATATGGCCGATCAAGGTGAAGTTACAACTGCTAATATTGATTTGGCAAACGGGACACTTGGTGCTATATCTACAACTACGCCAGGTGTTAACGCCACAGATGAAGTTCAATCAGTTGCAACATTTAATGGTACGGCTAATGGTGGTAATTATACACTTACAATTAATGTAACTACTAATACCGCAGTTCTAACAGATAACATTGCTTATAATGCAGATGCGGCTGCTATCGAAGGTGCCATTAATACAGCTGCGACCGGAAATATTACTGGCTGGGTAAATGGTGATATTTCTGTTACCGGTGGTGATCTTACTAATGCTGCTGTTGTCTTAACTTTTGATGGTTTCTCTGTAGATGGAACTAATCAGGGTGATACTGTAATTACTAATGTTGATTTAACCGGTCCTGGAACAGCCGGTTCCATATCTACAACAAATGAAGGTGTTACTCTAGTAGATGAAGTGCAATCAATTGCAATTTACCCCGTTGCAGTGACAAGCGGTAACTTTACACTTACAATTAATGTAAATGGTGAAGCTGCATTTAATACAGCAAATATTGAATACAGTTCAAGTAATGCCGCTATTCAAACAATAGTTGATACGGCTGCAAATGGTAACATAACTGCTTATTCACCAGGTGACATTACAGTTTCTGGTGGCCCGTTAACTACGAATGCTCTTGTCTTAACTTTTGATGGTGATTCTGTTGATGAACTTAATCATACTACTACCATAATCAATGATGTTGATCTTGGCGGCGGGACAGTTGGTGCTATAACTATAACAACTAATGGGCAAACTAATCGACTTGGTTGGGCTGTTTTGAATATTGCCGGCGTTATTAGTGGGACACCACCACTGCAAGGTGTGACACCCGCAACAATCACTATTGCTGGAACACATGCATCGCATGTTCGTATGCCACAAAACGTAACTCTTCGAGCATTAGCCAAGGAAGCAGCAATTCAGGATAAAAATGCTGAGGTTGAAGTTAAATTGCTGAAAGCGATGGGCTTACGGTAAGGATAAGTTTTTAATTCTCTAATAATCAGGAATACGAAAATTTATGAAAACACATAAAAAGTGTCCTGATGGAAGGAAGTAAATCATGACAAAGCGCTTTTGGCAAAGTAAAATGGTATGGGTAAACGTTTTAACATTCGCAGCTGGTATTCTCGGTTATTCTATAGGGCATGATCTTATTGCCAGTAATACAGAATGGGTAGCAATATTAGTTGCCATTCAAGGTGGTGTAAACGTTATTCTAAGATTCATTACTCAGAAGTCAATCGAAATTTAAGGTTGAATTATGATAAATTTTCCAGAGAAAATATGGGACGGGCGATCTGCTGCCCGTTCCAATTTAACTGATATTTGTGCTCCTGGATATGAGGACTGGTGTACTATTACCAGAGAGTTGCAAGCTACGCAGCGTTATTTACTTGACTTAACTGATACTCTTGAAACAATGCCAAATTTGAAACAGTTAATAGAAGACGGTAGAAGTAATATAGCGGCTTATCTTAGAAAAGTTAAAGATATGACCCTACCCGCTGATCTTAAAAGAGATGTTAAAGCAGTAGAGAAACGTATTGATAAATTGGATGGTATAGACGAAAGATTAGATACATTAATACGTCTTGTTCAGGCTTTACAACAACAACTTTTCGCCCATACAGCTGATTACCAAAAATTTAAAGATAATGTTAAGAAATATGAACAGGGAATGGAAAATAAAACACGACTGCGTATGGGGCAATATGAAAAAGCTACAAGTAAACGTGTTCAAGAGTTAACACAACGTGTTAATGATATCAGTGAATTATTATCCTTTCAACCAGTAAACTAGCACAATAAGCTAATGACTAAGTTTAACAAAACACCTATCTTTCCTAACGGACTTTGGGATGGTACAACAGAAAGTTACCCTGATCGTAATATAGATAGTATAGGTGATCCAACATTAAATAGTCGTAAGATTAGTGAAATTGTTGCTTTAGAAGCAATTTTACATTCTTATTTAGCTCTTTTAAATTTACTAAAAGAGGTAGGCAGTGCAAATAGTATCCTTGGTGTTAATGATGCCGGCATTGCTTTAGAATATAAGAATTTAGTTGAAGGTGCTGGTGTTACTATTAGTCATAGTGCAGAAGCTATTACAATATCAGCAAGTGTTGACAGTTATCACACTGCGGAAGCGGATGTACAAGTTAAAATTGGTAATCCGATTTATCTTAAAGCAAATGGTCATGTTAATCCGGCTCAAGCTAATAGTGCCAATACTACTCAAGTAGCTGGATTTTCTATCACTAATACTGAGGCAACATTTGCATGTAAATATATCACTGAAGGTCGAGTAGTACGTACAGATTGGACAAATATAATAGGTACAACATTACTCACCCCTGGTGCTACTTATTTTCTCGATGCAGCAACAGTGGGGCAAATTACAACAACAGCCCCTACAACTGGTAGTCAATATGTAGTTCGAGTTGGTCGAGCAATTAACACAATAACGCTTGACATTGAAATTGAATTACCTATTCGATTATAAGGAGATTTTTTATGGCTTTACGCAAACCTCTTGTAATAAATGCCGGTTCAATTGAACAAATTCAATCAGGTGATACTTTAGATGCAGTTGTAACTGAAATAGATGTTGTTAGTATGACTAACAATAATGTTAGCCCAATTGTTATTGGGGCTCCGGTATATTGTGAATCGGCTAGTAAGATCGATCTTGCAAAAGCAGATGCTACAGGTACTAAGGATGTATTTGGTTTAGTAAAAGATGTTTCTATTGCTGCTTCAGCTAGTGGAAATATACAAACAGATGGTATCCTTGTCGCAACAACTGCGCAATGGGATGCAGTAGCAGGTACAACTGGCGGCTTAGCAGCTGGTACTATATATTATCTCAGCGCGACAACTGTTGGTGAAGTAACAGCTACAGCACCTATAACTGGTGGGCAATTTGTAGTTAGAGTTGGATTAGCTCTTAGTGCAACTGAATTAGAAATATCAATCTCACAACCTATAAAATTGTAAATACTATGGCTGCGCGAAAACCACTTGTAGTAAAAGATGGAACTATTGAGCAACTTCAAGCTGCTGATACATTGGATGCTACACATAACATCGCAAGCCACAATGATACTACTGCAACTGGGGCTGAGCTTGAAACACTTACAGATAATTCCATTGCAGACACACTACACAGACACAGCGAGTTAGTAGCGAGTGATGGTACTCCTGACCCTGCATTGGCGGTAGATGCAGATGGCAACATTACCATAGGTGGAACGCTTGAGGTTACTGGGGACATTTCAGGAACACTTAATGGCTTACATTATGTTCGTAGTTTATTCAATGGTTACATAATAAGCACTTGTTTTGATTCCTATGATAGTTGTAATTCTTTTACATCTGGAAGTGGTAGTCTTGTAGATAATTTTGGAATGAGTTCTGTCAAAACTGGTACAACTAATAATTCTGCAGCACGTAGAAATATCAGTAATGTGGGGTGGCATTTCACAAAAGGAGTTGCCTTAGCTAAAGTAGCTGGTTATCCTACTGGTAATACTACTGCTTTCATAGGAATGTCGCAAATATTAATAACCAATTTGCAAACTAGTACATATACCACTAAACACGCTGCTTTCATTTACAATGATGGTACATGGTATGCTTCAGTTGCAGATGGTACAAATCAAACAACTGTAGATATAACCACTTCAATAGTAAGTGGTACATGGGAAATTGACGGGCGAACAAGTGGACATGTTAAATTTATAATAGGTGGAGCAGAAATAGCTGATATTTCAACTAACTTACCATCGGAAGCCACTGGATACGGATATTATCATTGGTATTTGAATAATAAGCTTACCAGTACTTCTTATACGATATACATGGCTTCAGTAGCATATATCCAATAGATTATGATAAAGGTAAATCATGGCTGAGAAACGAAAAAAGAAAGCGAAGAAATGGATCGCTGGAGCCGATATTAAAAAAGGTGCATTAACTCAAATGGCTAAAACTGCGGGATTCACTTCTTGGCGTTCTTTTTGTGCTCAACCTAAAAGTAAATTATCACCTCTGGCTCGTCGTCGTTGTGCACTAGCTCAAACTTTGACACGTCTTAGCCGGTAACAAAATTCTAATTTTATAAGGGGATTTAATATGGTATTAAACAAACGTAAGAAAAGACAATTAGCTATTCGTGTTGCTAGAAAAGCTGCACTAACTTATCTTGATTGTCGAACGGGTAAGTTTTTACGAAAACTTAAACGCGGTGATGCAGATGCTCAAATGGCATTTTATTCTGCTGCTCAAGATGTGGGAAAAGCAGAGGGCCTGGATATTGATATTGAGTTTCTAAAGGAACTTTTTGAACTTATTCTTACTTTCATTGAAGCATTAATGGAAATTTTCAATTGGTAAAAGCATCAAATTATTATCCTATTATTGTTCGTAAGAAAGAATATGCAGGCTGTACTCGTAGAAAGAAACGAGTTAGAAAAATCAGGCGGCAAGGTTCCCCTACACCTCACCCCCTGCAAGTAGAAAAATTAACAGATCAACAAATTTTTCAACATTGTAAATGTGGTAACAAAATAAAGTACGCAGGGGCTTTAATTTGTGAGACGTGTTGGGTAAATATGCAGGTTCGCTGGCATGGTAGATCACAACGAGCTAGAATCTACTGAGTGGTATGTTATTGTGAGACCAGATAATAATTATCCACTTACTATTTATACAGATAAGAATCAAGCAATGTTTGTTGCTGAAGCGAATAATTCTAAAATAGTAGCAGTTCAACCTGTGAAATCTTCGAGGGGTAAAATATGAATATTAAGAAAAATCTTCAAGCCGCTGCGTTGATGCTTGCAGTTACATTTGGAACCAGTGTATTAGTTGGTTCATATATGCAATATGAATCCATCACATCTTCCCCAGTTACGAATATGGGTACAAATATATATGCTAATCTTACTGCATCACACGCGCCTGATAATGTTGAACCTGGTACAGTAGCAGATATTGTTATCAATGCTCAAGAATCAGCAGAAGTGGGGGAACTTGTTCGATTTGATGTATCTGAGAGTACAGCTGACTCATTTAAGTGGGTGCTTGTACCTAATTCAATTGATTTTGAAGTTTATGATGAGGGTCAACGAGCGGTGTTTAGTGCTAGGCATCCTGGCGAATATATGTTTATTGTTGGTTGTGCTTATCAAGGTACAATAGATATTGTAACCCATATTGTAACGATTGAAGGTGGTGATCCCGGTCCTCCCAATCCCCCCGACCCTCCCCATCCCCCCAATCCTAATATTCCTGATGTACGGAAGCCGGACAGTTCTGTACTTTTTGAATGGGTAGCATATTGGTGTTCTCAAGCACAACGCTCTAAATATGAAACTTTGTATGTTGCTGGTAGTTTTGAAGGTGTAGCTGCTCAGATTTCAGCAGGGGTTTTAACTGATACTGAGTCAATTATTGAGGCGACAGTTAATGCAAATCGACAAGCATTAGGTGATTCAATAACAGATTGGCTCCCCGTTCTTCGTGAAATTCAAACAGAGTTAAAGTCCCGTGCGGAGGCTGGGATTCTCGTTACACCAGAACAACATGCTGTAGCATGGCGAGAAATTGCTAAGGGAATGCGAAGTTACGCTGCTCTTTTTGATGCGGTAACTCCATCCAATGCTGTAAAGTAATTTTTGGAGGGCATTATGGACAGGCGAGAATTATTAAGATACTTGTTAGGAATAACAGGCGGATTTGTTTTAGGCTTAAAACCTAAATTTGTCAGCGGGGCCCCAGCGAAATTATATGAAAATACTACCCGCCCGTTATTTTGTGGCTGGGTTGATGACATAGAGGCTAGAAAGGCTTTTGTTCAAGAGAACAAGTATGCTTATTTAAGCCAATTAAATAAACAAATTGAGGGAACAGGGAAGGGGCAGGTAGTTCTTTTATGGAAATACTATGAACGAATTACTGGAAGTCCACTTGTTTCACATTATCAGGAAATTGGTGATTGTAAAATAGCCGGGACTAAGATAACAATGGCAGATGGTAGTCGGAAGAAAATTGAACATATTCAAGTTGGAGAAATGGTATTAAGTCATTTAGGTCAATCACAAAAAGTTACCCGAACCATTCGGAAGCCTTATAATAAACATATGATTCGTTTTCAAGCTGCGGATATTCTTGAAGATATTGTTTGTACGCCAGATCACTTAATTTTGGTTAATGAAGGTCAATGGAAACCAGCAGGCACTTTGAATCTTAGTGATAAAGTCTTTATTCAAAGATATCGAGGTCCAGAACTTACTAAAATATGGGATTTATTAGATATTTGTCCTGATGCAGAAGTTAAAGATGATAAATTACGAGCAAAACATTCTTCAAAATGGGTAAATCGTTTTATTCATCTTGATGCTAAATTAGCTTATATAATTGGTGCTTATTTGGCAAAGGGGGGTTGTAGTCGAGCAAAGGGTACTGAATGGAATTCTGGCCAGTGGTGTAGGGTCGATTTTAATTTGGGGTCAAAAGAAAATGATTTTGCTAACAAAATTGCAACTTTCATAGATCAAATTTTTAGTATTAAGTGTAGTATTTATTCAGTACCAAGTAAACCAACTGTACAATATGTGAGATGTCAAAATAAAGCGGTTGCTATGTTTTTTAAGTATCTTATGCCTGGTAATGTTTATACTAAAAAGATACCAACTGAAATATTAACAGCATCAAGAGATGTACAACTTGAATGTTTATTAGGTTGGCTTGAAGGTGATGGTAGTTGCCCAGGGAGAAAACAACGTAAGTATGATTCTCGACGAGGACCAAATTGCTCAGGTGTAAGTGTGTCAAAGAGTATGATTACAGATATGTTACGTCTTGCAAATTATTGTGGCTTTAACCCTAAAACTAACAAAATAAAAGTTAAAGAGGGTAAGGCTCAGGCTTATATAATTTGTTTCAATGTTGCGGATACTGTTAAATTATATCCTGAGATATCTAATAAAATTTACCCGGAACAGAAAAGAAATCTTTTAGGATTACAGTGTAAATTACAATCAATTTCTACTATTTCTAAAGTTGCGACTCATGTATATTGTCTCGATGTAGAAAATGATCACTCATTTATTGCAAATAGTTACTCAGTCCATAATTGTGTTGCACATTCATTTGGTCTTGGTACTGATGTATTAACAGCGGTTCAAATTTTGATGCATTTAAAACCAGAACGATGGGTTACAAAATGTGCTACTGAACTTATTTATGCTGGGTCACGAATTGAAGTTGGAGGGGGTAGAATTCGTGGCGATGGTTCAATGGGTGTGTGGGCAGCTGAGTTTATAAAAGATTGGGGTATTTTACTTAGATTACCTTATCTAGATGGGGCATATGATTTTACAGAATACAGTGGTGCTAAAGCCCGTCAATTAGGGCGTCGTGGACAAGGTGTACCTGATGAATTAGAACCATTATGTAAATTACACCCCGTTAAAACTTGTTCTATTGTTCGATCATGGGAAGAATGTCGCGATGCTGTAGCGAATGGTTACCCTGTTGCAATATCCAGTAGTGTTGGTTTTAATAGCACTAGAGATAGGGATGGTTTTTTACGTCGATCACGTCGTCCTTGGTATCACTCAATGATTATTTTAGGCATTGATGATGCATATCGAAGACCTGGTGCCCTTGTTCAGAATAGCTGGGGTTGTGTCGATGAACAAACAGAAATTCTTACAGAATATGGTTGGAAGCTTTTTAAAAATTTGAAAAAGATTGAGAAAGTAGCTACTTTAAATCGGAAAACACACGAACTTGAATATCAATTTCCTACTTGCTACCATCGATATTCTTATGATGGATATCTATGGCATCATAAATCAAGGGATATTGATTTAGCTGTAACACCAAATCATAATCTTTATATTGCGAAAAATTCTATACCAACTAAATGGTTTTTACAACAAACTGATGAATGTATTCAAACTATTAAAATGAAAAAAGATGCATGTAATTTACAACAAGATCAAAGAATTTTTAAAATAGGTGATTTTGAAATTTCTATGGATTTATGGTTAGAATTTCTTGGGTACTATATATCAGAAGGATATACTACTGAAACTCAATCATATTTTCAAGGTGTTAAAAATGGAATAAACAGGGAGGTTGGAATTTGTCAAGTAAATGAAGAAGGACGTAATCATATTCGGACTTGTTTAGCAAAAATGCCATTCAAATTTCATGAAGATAGAAATAATTTTCGTAATCATTCAAAAGAATTATTACAAGAATTAAAATCTTTTGGTAAGGCACATGAAAAATATTTACCTGATTATATTTGGACTTGTTCAGCGCGTCAATTAAGAATTCTCTATAATGCTTTAATGCTTGGTGATGGATCAATTAGTCAAGGATTAACAGGTATTAAACGAACATATTATACATCATCGAAACAATTGGCTGACGATTTTCAACGCCTTCTCTTACATTGTGGTTTTGCAGGGGATATTTCATATATAGATAGGCGTGGACGTAATAATGGTACAGGTGGAATTACTCGACACATTGAATATCGAATAGGGATTAAAATAAAATCACTTGAGCAACGTATAGTGTATAATCCTATTTTATTACCTTATCAAGGTGAAGTTTTTTGTGTCACAGTTCCAAATCAGGTAATTTATATTAGGCGAAATGGGCGTGCTGTTTGGACTGGTAATTCTCATTGGGTAAGTGGTCCTACTCGACATGGACAACCGGGGGGTAGTTTTTGGGTTGATGCAAGTATTATTGATGCGGCGTTACGACAAGGAGATAGCGTTGCCCTTTCAGGATATGTGGGATATCCAAGAATTAAGCTACCAGATTATCAGATTTGGTAAAAGTGTGTTATAATGAAAAAGATTACAATTACTATTTTAGGAATAATTTATATTTCATTTGCTTGTTTTATAGCATCTGATAATAAAACTACTCAACCTGATTGTATTAATCAAGTAAAAGCTTGTGGAGTAATTGAACAATCAGTAAGAACGCCTTCTATACCAGAAATGGTTGATGGGAAACCAGTTAAGTATCAAATGCCGCCGCAAATAATTAATACGGAACAAGAATTAAAATTTAAGCCCAATTGTATGCTTTTTTGGTGTATGGAAGGTTGCCCCCCGTGTAAAGAGATGAAACTAATTGTAACCAAATTGATAGGTGAGGGGTACGATATTCATATTTTTTGTGTAGAAAAATATCCTGTACAAGCAGAAAGGATGGGTGTTACTGCTTTCCCTACAATTATTATTCGGGGTAACGATAAAGAAGTTAAACGTTTTATTGGTTTAACAACTGAGCATCAGATTAAAAAATACTTAAAACATAATGAAGCTGATTATGATATCTTTTAAGTTACTCTTAGAAATGATATTCATAGCACTTGCAACAGCAAGTATCTCTATGACAATCACAAAATCAAATATTACAAAGAAATTGCGAGCGCTAATTTCTAAGTGTGGTTTACGGGCGGAAGAATTAATTCATTGTCCTTATTGTTTATCGCATTGGTTAGCAGTAATAATTATTTGTACATTTTATTGGGGTATTTACCCACTTAGTACGATAATTATAATGATTTTTATGGTTATTACATTAACATGTTTCGGTTCGCTTGGAATAGTGTGGCTGTTTTTAATGTTGAATGATCTTGATAATGAAGAGGAAGACTAATGTTTACATTTAATTTTGGTCGAAAAATAAGGCGGGTTGCCAGACGCCAATACAGACACAATTTAATTGATTACAAAACTTATCAAAAGGTTAAAACTGGTTCATATGATTTAGCCACAGTGCAAAAATGGCAAGAGGTAATTGAACAACGAGTTCCAGGAGCACCTTGGTTGAGAAAAGATGATACTAATTGGGTGGAACTTTTGCAACAAATTTGGGAGTGGTTAATTGAGAATTGGCCCGCTATTTTGGAAATCATTTTAACCCTTCTTGTATTTGTTGAACCGCCGCCTAAACAGGTGAAAAGAAAAAAGAAAATAACAAATAAAAGTCAAAAAGTCGTTATGAAAAAGTATAAATACGAGTTGGGTTTACCCCATCAAACTAAACAAAGGGGAGAATAATGATACTTCGGAATCCATTTCTACATTATCCGAAATATGTTGCTCGAATAATTTTTACTGATGGTAGTTTTGTTAAACAAAAAGGCACTTCCCTCTCTGAAATTAAATTTTCTTATAATGAGAAGGATGTTGTAACAATTTGTTGGGAGGCTATGGAGGCTAATGATGTATGTAAAGGAACCGCTATGTATTATGATGGAGCTTGGCGTGAATATGATAAAGAACTCGTGGATCGACTTGAACATCCGATTACTTCTCCCCCGGCGCCAGAATCCCATGAATGTTCACCCCCAGTAAAGAAAACAAAAAAAAAGAATCAAAAACCAATAAATCGAAAAGTAAAAAAAATAACGCAGCGGACCAAATCAACTTATCCGGCCTCCAAGACGCCTATGGTTGAATATAAGTCTATAGAAAATAGTGTAAATAAGAGTGAGTAAATGAGTGGCTTAGTAAATGATTTTCGTAATATAATTGCAGAAGGTCTAAAAAGTCGAACACTTACAAGTTGCTCGCGATGGGCTGAATATCGTCGAGTAATGGGGGAACCTTTTTCAGGGTCATATGGATTTAAGTATCACCCATGGTGTAAAGAAATTCACGATTCCAATGCAGAATTTAATACAACAATGAAATCGGCTCAAATGGGTATAACAGAGATTGCGATCAATAGAGCGTTTTATACAATTGATGTGTTAAAAAAAGATGTTCTCTACGTTCTCCCGACATTAAATAATGCAAGTGATTTTGCGAAAGCTCGATTTAATACAGCATTATTATATTCCCCATATTTAAAAAGTTTATTCACAGATGTTAATACAATAGGTTTGAAACAAGCAGCAGGGGTAAATTTATATATTCGAGGAAGTCGGGGTGATGCAAATTTAAAATCAATTCCAGTTTCAACTTTAATGCTTGATGAAATTGATGAAATGGATCAGAAACAAATTTGGTTAGCATTAGAACGTTTGAGTGGGCATATAAAAAAAGCTGTGTGGGCAATTTCCACTCCAACAGTACCAAAATATGGAATACATAAATTATTTCTTCAAGGGACACAAGAACATTATTGTTTCAAATGCCCGAAGTGTAATAAGTGGACAGAATTAGTTTGGCCAGATTGCGTAGAAATTGTAGGGGAAGTAGTTAATGATCGCCGTTGTAAGGAAAGTTTTCTAAAATGTAAAGAGTGCGGTGGTAAGTTGGATCATGAGAATAAACCAGATTGGTTATCACCAGACAGGGCTGCGTGGCAAGTAACAAGTACAGAAGCGGATGAAAATCATCGTTCCTGGTACATTAATCAATTATATTCTTATACTGTTACACCAGGTGAGATTGTAACAGCTTATTTTCGTGGCCAAGGTGATGAAGCTGCTCAATGTGAATTTCATAATTCAAAACTTGGAATGCCTTTTGTTCCGGACGGTGGGCAAGTTGTTGAATCAGAACTTGAAGAAGCAATTGCTAATCATACAAAGAATGACCCACGGCCAAAAATTGGGGGCGAACGTACTATAGTTATGGGAATCGACCAGGGGAAAATGAATCATATTGTTATAGTAGAATATTTTGTCACTGAATATGGATTTGATTTAAACGCTGCTGCACATGCTAAAGTTTTGTGGGAGGGAAAATTACCAGGTGAAGATTTTACATTACTTGATCAATTAATGCGAGAATGGCAAGTTTTAGCATGTACCATTGATGCTGATCCACAAATAAATGATGCTCGAAGATTTGCGAGACGGTTCCCAGGATATGTTTGGTTATGTAGATATAGAAGAGGGGTTACTGGGAAAGAAATGCAAATAAGTGAGGAGGGGGATGGTGCACCTATAATCACTTGTGATCGAACAAATTGGCTGGATGCGACACTGGGGAGGTTTCATAGTGACAGAATTTGGCTCCCGGTAGATGTGAGTATGGAATTTAAGGAGCATATGAAAAATCTTGTTAGGACGTATGAACGAGATGAAAATAATAATCCTAAAGCTACATATCTTACAACCGGAAATGATCACTTTGCTCATGCTTTGTGTTACGCTGAGCTAAGCTTGCCACTAGCTGCATCAATTGTTCAAGGGAAGGACATAGGCAGATTTTTATGATAAAAACTAAGCAGTGTAGTAAATGTAAAAAAATTAAATTATTGAGTAAATTTGATTATGATGGTCGAACACGAGATAAGTATGCAAAAATTTGTATTCAATGTTATCAATTTAGATTTTGTCGCGGTTGTAATAAGATAAAATCTTTAGATGCTTTTCATAAGGATCGAAGGACAAGGGATGATAGAGTTAGTCGTTATAAAAAATGTGTTTCTCGTTGGAAACGAGAAAATCAAAATGCTGATAAAAAGATTGATTGGAATATGAAATCAATGTATGGAATTGGTTTAAGAGAATATAATAAAATGCATCTTGCTCAAGAAGATAAGTGTGCAATCTGTGGTTCAGAGGATGTGGGGAGAAAGGATGTAATTCGTTTTGCTATTGACCATTGCCATGAAACTGGTAAAATTAGAGGGCTTTTATGTGCTCACTGTAATAAAGCTCTTGGTTGTATGAAAGATAATCCAGACCTTCTTCGGAAGGCCGCAGATTATTTAGAGATGCATCATGATAAAGAAACATCCCAGGTCGATTCTAGAGAGAATAGGATTGAAGTGGCTGCAAGTACGACTGGATTTATGGCGTATCAGACGAGCAGTGGCATATCGGAGGAAAAATAATGACAGAGGATAAGTTCAAAATTATTGATGCGCGTCACCCTTCTATTGCCTATGATATGTCTTTGTGGGAAGATTGGCGTGAATGTTATGAAGGCGGCAGTTATTTTGTTCAAAATAATCTAAAAAAATTCTCTGAGCGTGAATCTGATACAGATTATTATAATCGAATGGATATATCACCGACTCCAACATATGTTAAAGTTGCTATTAATGATATTAGAAATGCAATTTTTCAACGAATGCGAGATACTGTTCGACAGGGTGGTAGTCAGGCATATATGCAAGCATGTGCAGGAGAATCTGGTGGCGTTGATATGCGTGGCACATCTATGAATGCATTTGTCGGTGTTAACATTCTTACTGAATTATTAGTTATGGGTAAAGTTGGTGTATTTATTGATTCGCCACGTATTGCTGGTCCAACTCTTGCCGATGTTGGAAAAGCTCGCCCATATCTTTATCGTTATAAGGTAGAAGACATCCTCTCTTGGTCTTGTACAAAGCCAGAAGATCCTAATGAATATCAAGCACTTCTTTTACGTGATATAGGACTTGATTTTGTAAGTCATGATGCCACTACTATTGAATTACCGAGTGGGGAATATGAACGGTATCGACTTTTATGGATTGACAAAGATGATGGTTTTGTCCGCGTTCAGTTTTACGATAACGAGGGTGATCCCATTACCCCTAATGGGGAACCAGCAATTGGTGATGAACCAATTACTCTTGCTTTGCGGCAAATTCCCTTTGTTATATTAGATATTGGTGCTAGTTTAATAAAAGATGTAACAAAACATCAAGTTGCATTACTTAATCTTTGTTCAAGTGACGTTGCTTATGCTTTGAAAGCTAATTTTCCATTTTATATTGAACAACAAGATATGCGGGCTGTTGGTGATCATTTAAAGCATGGTGTAAATCCTGACGGTACCGCTACAACTGGTGGTCAACGAGCAATGGCTAGGGAAGCACGTATAGGACCTTCTCACGGGCGTATTTATGATTTACGTGCAGCCCCCCCTGCATTTATCCATCCGTCTCCTGAGCCTTTAGAAGCATCAATTAAATTGCAAGAAAAACTTGAAGATGATATCCGTAAATTGGTTAATTTAGCAGTACAGAATAAAGTAGGACGACGGGTAACATCTGCCGAAGCACTCAAATTAAGTGATCAAGGTTTAGAGGCTGGACTTTCGTATATTGGTTTAGTTTTAGAAAATGCTGAACGAAAAATAGCTCATCATTGGGCAGCTTTTGAAGATAAGAATGCTAAAAAGCGTTATATTGCTACTGTTAAATATCCAGATCGTTACAGTCTTAAAGATGATAAAGATCGTATTGAAGAGGCTGGAAAATTATCTGATTTAATGTATACCGTACCAGGAAAAACAATAAAAAAAGAGTTAGCAAAAAATATTGTAATAGCTTTGCTTGGTGGTAAAATTAGTGTGGATACAATGGCTAAAATTTCTCGTGAAATTGAACAAGCTGAATATACAACAAGTGATCCAGCAATTATTATTCAAGCTAAGGAATCTGGACTTTGTGGCGAACAAACTGCTTCCATGGCTCTTGGTTTTCCTGATGATGAATATTTACAAGCTCGTGAAGATCACGCAGAACGGGCACGACGTATTTTACTCGCTCAATCACCGATTCAACAAGAAGTAGGAGAAAACCCCGCCGCTCGTGGTGTATCTGATATCTCTGCTAAACCTGAAGAAGGGGGACAGGAAGAAAGAAAACAAGCTACAGAAACAACTTTAAAAGAAACAACAAAAAAGCCTGTGCGCGGTAAGGGTCATAATATAAAGAAAAAGGGGGATTAACAAATGCTTCCTGTTGTAATTGGAAAACAAACAAAATCAGCGTTTATAACAAGTAATGATACTGTTGGAGCATCAGCCAAAGCTTTAACAACTGAACCTTTTAATGTATCTTGTAAAGTTACAATTGAAGCCTCTGCTGGAAATGCTAATACAATTTACGTTGGGGGAAATAATCAAATAACAGTTAATAATAGTTGGCCACTTGCAGCAGGGGAAACAGTGGAAATTCCTGTAGATGATGTGCGAAAAATTTATATAATTGCCGACGCCGCTAATCAAGCTTATAAATGGCTTGCAATTTAAAGGAGTTAAATAATGGCATCATATTATGGTACACTTGTAGAAGCTAATAGTTATTTTGATAATCGACTTCATGAGGAAGCATGGTATGGTTCAGATGCAAACGAACGCCCTAAAGCTCTTATTGCAGCTACACGTATAATTGACGGGCTTAATTTTAAAGGATATAAGCATGCTGTTTATGCTATTCTATATGATGCTGATGACTACGAGTTAGACGTTACAGAAGAAGAGATTCGTGATGCAGAGGCATCACAAGAATTAGAGTTCCCACGTGGCGACGATACCAATGTCCCAGAAGTGATTAAAATTGCCTGTTGGGAAATTGCACATACTTTATTAGATGGTGTTGATCCTGATATTGAGGTGGAAAATTTAGGTGTTGTTAGCCAAGGATATGCGTCTGTACGAACTACTTATGCCCGTAATCAAGCACAAATAGAGCATCTTATGCATGGAGTTCCAAGTGCTACGGCGTGGCGAATATTGAAACCATTTTTACGTGACAGCGATTTAATTATTATAAGTCGTACTGGATAGTGTTTAATGCATTTTGTTCTGATACCTATTAAGAACATTGAATATGCTTTTATTAGTAGGGTATTAACTAACAAACGTTAGGAGGGACTATAATGTCTCAATTTGAATTATTGTATGGTGACCCCGTTTTAGTTTGTTTTGATGGTGGTGATGGTGGTGATGATGATCCAAACGATAGGGGGAGTTCTAATCTTGATGGCAGAGGTAAAGTTAATATTGAATCCCGCCTAAAACAAGCTGAAAAAGATGCTAAACTAGCTAGGGATGAGGCTGACCGAAAGGCTGCAGAAGCTCGTCAAGCAGCTGAAGAGGCTGAGGCGGAAAAAGCGAAAGCATTTTCACAAGAAGACATAAATACATATCTAGCAGAAGATCGTCGAAAGCATCAAGAAAAATACAAGAAATTAGAGGGCGCTTATCAGGAGATGCTTGCTGATAAGAATCTTGCTGCTGAACAACGAAGTAAGTTTGAGGGCGAATTGCAAGATTTGCAGAAAACATTTCGTACTAAAGAGCAGCAAGCTGAATATGAACGGAAGCAAGAACGTGAGCGATATGAAAACGAGTTAAAAACATCACGTGACTCTGCTACTAAATGGGAGACGATGTATAAAGGTTCTGTTATTCAACGATCACTTCAAGATGCAGCAGTTGGAGCAGAAGCTTTCAATCCCACTCAAATTATTGGTCTATTAACTCCAATGACTCAAATGAGAGACAAAATGGATGCTGCCGGTAATGAGATTGGGGAAATGGCTCCAATGGTTGATTTTCAGGATATTGACGAAAAAACTGGAGACAAAATTATTACTCTCCGAACGCCTCAAGAAGCTGTGCAGCGAATGAAAGAGTTACCGGAGTATTGGGGTAACTTATTCCGTGCCAACGTTGTCAGTGGAATTGGGTCTGGAGCCGCTACCGGCGGCGTTACATCGGGTGAAAGTGGTCGCATTGATCCTACGAAACTGACTCCTGATCAGTATCGTAAGCTCCGTAGGGAAAACCCAGAAGCCTTGGGGCTAAAGAAACGCGACTAAAATAAATAAAGAAAGGGGCGAGTATTAGATTTTCTCGATACTGTAATTTGCCCTGTTGTATGGGCGCAGTTATGAGGCACAAAAAATAGGAGTTTGCCATGAATCTATTGTATGCAAATCCCGTTCTGGCATGTTATGCCGGTAACGACAATACTGCGCTAATCCCGCAGCTTTGGGCTCAGGAAAGTCTGGCCATTCTCGAAGAGAATATGGTCATGGCTCGCCTTGTCCATCGAGATTTTAGCGACGAAGTCGCTAATTATGGTGACGTTGTAAATACACGTCGGCCTGGTACGTTTACTACAGCACGTAAGACCGACGCTGATTCCGTAGTAGCACAAGATGCTGTTGCAACTAATGTAACAGTTAATCTGGATCAGCATGTATACGTCACATTTACTGTTAAAGACGGTGAGTCTAGTAAGTCATTTCAGGACTTAGTTGACCTGTATCTTACTCCCGCCGCTCAACAAATCGCACGAACTGTAGATCGTGTTTTAGTTGGTCAAGCACATCGGTTCCTTGATAACGCTGTTGGTAGTCTCCAGGAAATGACAATCAATAACGCTAAAGACTACCTTCTAGGGTGTCGGGAAAAGATGAACGTTAATAAGGCTTATCCAAGTGGTCGTAATATCGTTCTTAGTCCCAGTGCTGAGACTGAATTACTGAAGACTGAACTTTTCATCAGTGCTGAAAAACGTGGTGATGCGGGTACAGCTTTACGTGAGGCTTCTTTAGGTCGCTTACTTGGTTTTGATTCTTATATGGATCAAAATGTACCGTCATTAGCTGACACCGCTAATGTTGATAAAGTTTCAGGCGTCATGGATGAAGCTGAACCCAAGGGCGAAGTAACAATGAATTGCACCATTGTCGGTTATGAAGTGAATGCTGGTGAGTATGTTTGGATCGCGGGCGAAGGGCAACCTCATGTTATCCTGTCGGCTACCGTTTCAACTGATACCACTGCACTTGTTTTAACCAGTGGATTGACATCTGCTGTAGGTGCTAATGCTGTCATTACTGCTTTTAAGCAGTGTGAGGTTAATGTTGCTGTTTCTTATCCAGCTGGTTACGCAAAGGCTATCAATCTTGAAAGTTATACAGCTAATATGCCGCCTGTTACCGGGCAAATGATTGCTTTCGGTACGGGTGCTGACCGTCATGTATATACTATTATTGAGGATTATGCCAGTGCTACTGGTCAATATGTGTGGCTTGATCGTCCGCTGGACAAAGTTGTGACTGACGGAGATAAGGCTTATCCAGGGCCGATTGGTTCGTTTAACCTTGCATTCCATCGTAATGCTCTTGCGCTTGTATCTCGTCCACTGGCCCTGCCGGATACTACTCTTGGTGTTCGTTCCAGTGTTGGTATTTACAACGATGTTGCAATGCGTGCAACTATGCAATATGATATCACTACCCAGGGTACAATTGTAACCTTGGATCTTCTGTGTGGTGTTGCATTGCTTGATAAGAATCTTGGTTGCGTCTTGCTTAGTTAACCTAGACATGGAAATTTACTGGGGTAGGGTTCCTACCCTATCCCAGTTTTAATTTAACACAGAGGTAGAATAATGGATTTTGATTGGATTTCCATGATTAGAGAGTTTGGACCATTAATAGGTGTAATTCTTTTCTTTATTTGGCGTGATTGGAAACGTGAACAACATTTATCTATAAGACTTGAAAAACTTGAAGACTATTATAGAGAAACTCTTGTTCATCTTGTAGAAAGAGGAACAACAGCACTTGTTCAAAATTCAGAAGTAATGAAATGGGTTGGACGAGTAGTTGAACGTTTATGTGATCGTTGCCCATATGTAGAGCGTCCTGAAAGACCTGGAAATAACTAATGATTATTGTATTAGGCTCAGGTCGTTGTGGTAGTAGCACTATTGCTAGATTATTACATAATAATTTAGGAATATCCATGGGTAAACATTTTCGTGATCCTGATTCGACTAATCCTCAAGGTTACTATGAAGATTTAGATTTTCGTGATTTAAATCATGCTGTATTGAGTAATCAATGTTCCATTGAATATTTTCGAGAACAATTAAATATACTTGTTAACAGTCATAGAGGACGATGGGGCATTAAAGACCCAAGAATCTGTCACCTGTGGCAAGAATACCAGAAATGGCCAGCACAATATATTTTGTGCATTAGGAGACCACAATTAGTTGTTAGAAGTATGATAGCTAATTATGGTTGGTCTGAAGAAGAAAGTAAACAATTACTATTAACTAGATTAAATGGTATTAATAAATTACTAGAAGATCGTGATGCTTTGCGTATTGACTTTAGTAGTAAACGTAAAGACTCAGAATTAACTAATTTACTTCAAAATTTTTTGAGAGGTTAAAATGAAAACTAATTTAGTTCCTATTAAAGTAATTTTAAAGCAACGCCCTAACGGTGAAGCTGATTGGCCTGATTTTAATGCGATTGATTCATCTATACGTAATAATCAACCGTGGTCAAAATTTATTGATTCAAAAGGTATTGGTTGGTTTTACGATAAAATTGAAAATTTAGGTACTGGTGCTAGTCATGGTACTGCATGTACTTTAATTCCTGAAGATTTTGCCAACGCTGCTGTTAAACAATTTCCCGATATTGTTTCAATTATTGATGAGGTTAATTTTGAGACATTTTACAATGAGCGTGCTTTAGTGCGGATGCCAACAGAATTTTTAGATACAGATGTTTTACAAGGTATTGTGGCTAGAAAACAATTAGAAGACTTAGAAATAGCTCAACCACCTAGTGCAGAGATTATGGTTGCACGAACAAAGTGTCTTGATCCAACTGAGCAGAATTATCGCGGCATTCGTAAAAATATGAAAAAGAAGTGGGTCGATGCTAAAGTTGATATGGATATTACAATTTTTTCTACTTACGCTAAAGTAGTTTAATTATGGGATTTTCAAAAGAAAGAAAAGCAGAATTAGAATGACTTGAAACTGAAGATAGTAAATATTGTACTAAATGTGAGAAGATAAAATCTCTTTATGAATTTAATTTTAATTCTTGTGGTCATAAATTGACTGATACGTATTGTATTGAATGCGCGAAAGAAAGATCAAAAGAAAATCATTTATTACGCTCCTGCGGCATTACATTACAAGATTATGACAAAATATTAAAGAAACAAGGTAATAAATGTAAAATTTGTAAAACAAAAATACCTGGAGGTTATGGAAGATTTTGTATTGATCACAATCATTCTACTGGTAAAATAAGAGGATTACTTTGTAATAATTGTAATGTGATGTTAGGTAGAGCAAAAGACGATATTAAAATTCTAGCTACGGCCATACAATACTTGATAGACTCAAAGAAATAATGTCAAAATCAATTTATATTACTGTACCTAATGGATCGGGGTGGCTTCATAAAATGACTCACTTCGCTGTCTGTAAGATGTTGGCTGATCACCGCTATCAGATTCGTCATGATTGTCCCACTCATTCTCCATACGTTAATAATTTGCATCATTGTGTTCGTGATTTTCTTCGGGGCGGCGAGGACTTTTGGCTCAGTATAGATGATGACAATCCACCTATGAATAATCCGTTAGATTTAGTAGAATACGACTGTGACTTAATTGGTTGTCCAACTCCTATATGGCACAACAAAATAAAGGGGGATAGGCCTTATTATTTCAACGCTCTTGATTGGGATAATAAAGAAGAAGCTTATCGACCCCATTCTAATACAAATGGATTACAAGAGGTTGATGCAATTGGTAGCGGTTGTTTTTTAGTAGCAAGACGCGTAATTTCAAAATTAAAAGAGCAACAACCATTTATGCGACAGTGGAATAATGACGGTACAGTAGAAGTTGGTGGTGATTATTCATTTTGTCAAAAAGTGAAGGCAGCTGGATTTAGAATTTGGGCGCACTTTGACTATCCGTGTCATCACATAAACGAAGTCAGTTTAATTGAAGTGATTGAAGCGGTTAATAATATGGAGAAATAATCATGGCTGACACACCTTGGTCAGGCGAACAGGCACATAAATTGTATCTGCAATCGGGACAATTTACATCTACTATAAAAGATAGTGAAGATGTTAGTAGTTTTGCGCCATCTCTTGCAATTGGTATTTGTTGG